CAATTACAATTTCATTCCAAATATTATCAGGTATTCCTTCTTCCATAACTAATGTAAAGTTTCTTTCATAATGAGGTCTATATAATGGGTGACTGTCTAACCATTTATCTAATGAACCGTGTTCTACAATTTTCTTTTTAAGAGTAGCTGGTCCGAACTTGATATCTTTGTAAATATCTTTAACTCCAGTTGATTCGCCTTTTCGATTAGTTTTATAAACATCATAATTAATAATAAGACCAGCTTTAATATCATTATCAATTTTTTCAGATTTAAATTTAACAGGATCATCTAAATGTCCATATCCTTCTTTTTCTAAAAACTCAATATAGTTATCTGAAAATTCAGTATGGTCTACAATTCTAGGTACACCATCACTATCATCACCTAAACATACATGTTCTTGAATCCAATGTTCCATGTGGTCATGTTTATTTTCAGGTACTAACCATTTTTTAGTTAACGAGCTATATTGAAATACATTTTCGGTATTTCTTTGTGCTTGAATCATATCTTTATCAGGAGAATGTATAAGGATTTTTTCAAACATATTATATTCCCTTGCTAGAACTAACATAATATCATCAGCTTCTGCTTTAGGTACTTCAATAACTTTCCATGGGAGGTTTTTCTTAATCTGTTCAATTAACTTATCAATGTGTTTAAATACTTCAGAATAATTTATTTCTGATTCTTCTCTACCTTTTTTTCTACCTTCTTTATATGCTGGAAAATAGTCATGTCTCCAATATCCATTAATAGATTTATCTAAACAAATAATCAAGTCGCCGAATTTTTGGCTATGTTCTTGTTTAATTTTAAATAATTCATCTAAAATAAAATATTTTGTTAAATTAATAAATTCTTCAGTTACAAATTCTCCATTAATTTTAGACGGCTGAGATGATTTTATTGAAGTAAATATCATTCTATGTATAATTGAACTAAAATCTATTAATATCATTTTTATCCTTTACGGAGGGTTACCCCTCCGATTATACTAGACCATTTAAAAGGTCGTCTAATGAATCACTTTTTTGCGGTTTTTGTCCTGTTGCTGCAGATACAGAATCTGATACAACTGAACTTGGTTCAACAGTTGTTTGTGCAACTTCTGGTTGAACATTTGATGGAGTTACCTCTGGTTGTACAACAGTTGGTTGTGCTACTTCAGCAGTAACAGCTTGTGATGTAACTTGTTCAATATCAGAGAATGTAACCCACTTCATTTTATCTTGAAGTTCATCATAACTCATAAATGCTTCAGGTTTTATTAAATCTGATAATTTATAACATTTAGTTTTAATTTCTTCAAGACCAGTTTCAATATCTTCATAGATTGAAGTTACTTCATTAATAACTTCTGATGCATCATAATTAATTTGTCCATTAGCTCCTTTTTTAGCAACTAATCTAAATGAGTTACCTTTAAATGGATTGAATAATTGTTTAGGTTGAGCACCAAGAGCAATATCTTGTTCAGATGGACTAACTGCAGCTTGAATTTTATCTTTCATTGCACCAGACATTTCATATAAGAAAATTTTACCTTCATTTTCAGGATTAGCAGGGTCTTTTAATATTTTGATATTTGATACATATCTAGTACCTCTACCATATAATTTAGCACCTTCTTTATCTCCAGAATTCCATAGTTTTTGCCATTCTTCTTGGAACGGACAAGGTTGACCAATTGTACTAGGTGAAAACTCAGATACAAATCTTTTTTTACCATTTTTTGAAATTGTTGTATTTATTTTATATAATTGTTGAATCATACCCTTTTCAGCGTCTGGCATGAATCTAATTAGTGCAGCACCATTACCATCTTTGTCTTTACTTAATGTGTAAAATCTCTCATCTTTTGCGTATTTGTTAGTAGTTTGAGCGAACGGGTCAACTCCTACAGCCTCTTTCATTGCGTCAAAATTAAATGCGTTTGCGTCGATCATATTTATTCCTTTACGTCGATGTTTATACTCTCGGAGGAGTTCTTCAATTAAATCTATCTTCTTTGTTTTTAGTCATCTTGTGACTTCTTCAAATATTTTCGAAATTACAATTTTGAGCCTTATTACTCATTACAATATTATAATATATTTTTATTTAATATTCTAATGAATAATAAGAAAACCCCATCGTTGGCACTTCTTAGAGAGGTGGATAGGGTGTATTGAATATATTTATATTTTGTTCAGATTTACCTGATGTTATCATCAGAACCGAAGCGATTATCACCGCCGAATTACTTAAGCCATTCCTTTTGTAATATTATTTATACTTTAACTGACATTAAAATTTTAAATCCTTCAAGTGATTTATTAATCATCAAAATTCTATATGAATCTCTAGCAGAATTATATTTTACTTCAACTGTATAATCAGATACAGGTAACATTTTAAAGTTGTCTACTGGAATTTTAATTTCAAATTCTTTTGAAGTTTGAGCCGGTTTTGTAACCGAATATGTATTAGATTTAGCATTAAATTTATTTGTAGCACCTAATGAAATTTTCATATCACCATCTTGAGATGTAAAAATAACTTCCGATAAATCTTTGAATACACCAGTTGCTGATTTAATATTTTTAATATCATCAACAGTAATATCAAATGAAGCAACAGACGGTGCTGATTCTGTTTTAGTAAATTGTTCTGGGTCTTTATCATAAGCATCCATAAGTGCTATATTATCTGTAATATAACATGAACTGTTAGAATCTTGTGAGACATTAATTGTGTTACCTTCAATTTCAACATCTCTTTCATCTGGGAATAATTTAATTAAAGCCAAAAAATCACCTAACGAATCTTTTAATCCAATATCTGGAAATTGATCTTTATCTAAATTACTAATATCTAAATTAACCATTATATCTTGTGATTCTGAAACAGCAACTGTAGTTGGGTATTTAAGGATTACTGAATTTGTAATTCCATTTATTTGTGTTAGTACATCAATTGTTTTTTGATTAAACATTTCTTTCCTTTTAATTTTATTGATTTATTATATTATTATTTTATTTAATTTTTTATATATAATATTCTGGATTTTCCTCTTTTAATCTATCAACATAATATTGATAGTATTTAGATCTTTTGTAAGATGACATATCTTTACCATTAGAAAGATCTCTTATAAGTTTAGCATACATGACATCAAGTTTATTATTATAAAGAGTATAATCTTTAGACTTAAACATCATATTTGCTGCAGGAACTAAATAATCACCGACTTCAACAACTTCTAATGTAGTATTTCCTTCAATGATAAATTTAGTTTCCATGTTATTCCTTATTTTACTCTTTCATTTAATTCTTCTAATTCGCGCACAGTCTTTTTTAGGTTACTTTTGATAATATCTTTTGCAACTTCTTTCTTTTTTCCACCTTGCTTACGAAACATTTCCCAAAGAAAGGCAACTCTACTTATTAAACCATTAATTTTTCCAAACAAATATGGCATATTTTTCCTTTATTTTATATTTAAATTATAATATATTTTTATTTAATTTTTTGCAATTATCAAAATGATACCTTGTCATATTTCCTCCCTTTCCTTTTTTACCACAATGTGGACAAATTCTGATAGATTCTAATGCTTTAGCTTTTCTCATATTTGCTTTAGCTTCTTCTGATTTTGGTACTCCTCTTTGAGCATCTCCTATTTTTTGTCTTGTTTCATTAGATTTTTTCATATTTTCAGTATTGCTTTTTGGTTTTCTCAACTTTTGTTTTGTTTCTTCAGTATGTTTCTTTCCAAAAAAAGGATTATTTTCTCCAGAATATTTTTCTGGATTTTTTCTTTTTGTTTCACTACCTTTTAATCCAATTTCTTGAGCCCTTGTTAAACCAGATTTTTGAATAGTGTTTACGGTTTCTATTCGCTTAGCTATTGCTTCAGGCGTACGCATTTGGGATGCATCACCCATAGTTCCATTTTTGCGTTTAGTTTCCCATTGTTTATCGGCACATTGTTGAGCTCTAGTTCTACCATCTTCCATGATTTCATTTTGCCATTCTGACATTAATTTAGAATCTCTTTCTTTTAATTCTTGATAGATTTCTGCATTAACTAATATATTATTAGAAATGTTTCTTAATGGTACTTCTTTATTATGCATACCTTGAAAGGCCTTACTAATACTGAAATTACTAACAGCTTGAGCCAATAAAGCATGTGCTAAATAATGGTCACCATGGTTTAAATGCACTCCATTCCATGTATTTTCATTTAAATTAACAAACTCTTGGAAAATTGCTTGTGGTAAAATATGATGATGTGATGTTGCACTCACTATTTTTTTATCTTGATTTTGTACCAAACAAAAATCTACATATTGTAATAATTTAGAATCATTAATAACATCAAGAGTTCTTAATTGTTCTATTATAAAATCTCTCATATGTTTTTCTCCACATATTCAAGAATACACAATTCAGCAAAAAAGTTATAATCGTTTTTATCCAAAAAGAAGTATAGGTATGAACCTATAACTTCTCTGGGTCTATCATTGAAATATTTAGCAATTTCTCTCAATGGAAATTCTACACATGCATTTGTGTAATTTATTTTATGAGTGAACATTTTTGACTCCTTCCAATAATTCATCTTTCAATGAATTATAAAGATTTTCACTATATGATAATTCAGTAGGACTTATATCAATTACACTTAAATCAGTTTTCATTCTTTTATAAACATATTTCACAATGAATAATGGAATACCTTCATCTTTAATATAATTTGATAGCTTCGAAAGTTCTATTCTTTGTTTAACCTTAAATTCATTAATAGTATTTTTAATTTCAAAATATCTAGTAAAATATTTTTGAATTAAATCACTAGCAGTAATGTATCTATCTTTATAAGCAAACATGTTGTTACTTTTACTTTCTGAAATACTGTTTAACATCATGTGAAATATTATTTCTGCTTTATCCTCAGGTGTTTTTTCACTTTCGTTTGGGTCTATGTAATCTGAAGTTGTTAGTAACTTTTCAAATGCAGTTCTATGATTATCTATATTTCTTTTTGAAATTCCATTTTCAGCAATATCTTGTATTAATTCTTTCATTTCAATATCAAATTTTGCTCTGAATGCTTTAAAATCTTGTTCTTGTTTATATCTGAATAAACAATACTCTTTAGTTAACTTTTGTGTGAGATTTAATTGATAGTTCTCTTCTAATTTCATAATTTCCTTGGTAAATATAATTTGATATATTTGGGTTTTTATTAGAAGAGAAATGAAGGTTACCAGGCTTCAATAGCTTTTCTAATTCAAATATACCTTTAAAAAGATATGAGGTTAGCTATTAGGTGCCTGGTAGACCTTTGAATAACCTTATATCCTTTTAAAGATATATTTGAATTATTTATACTTTTGAAACTGGAAATTTGACTAAAACCAATTATTTTAACACAAATTTCAAAATTTAAGGTTATTTTAACTTTACAATTTTTGGTGAAAAAGTTATTTTGTAAAGTTAAATTTTTAAATT